TACATTTAAAGTTACTATGCCAGATCCATCAACACCAACTGATGCTATCATAAGTATGAGTTAATAGGAGAGTTTAAAAATGGCTTTAGTATTAAATGACAGAGTAAAAGAAACTAGTACAACAACAGGAACAGGCACACTAGATTTAGCTGGTGCGTCAACTGGATTTGTAACTTTTGTTGCAGGAATTGCTACCGGTAATACAACTTATTATACTATTCATAACCAAGGAACGGCAGAATGGGAAGTTGGTCTTGGTACAGTAACTGATGCAACACCTGATACTCTTTCAAGAGATACAGTTTTAACTAATTCTTCAGGTGATACTTCGAAGATAAGCTTTAGTGCAGGCACTAAAGATGTTTTTTGTACAATGCCTGCAAGTAAATCGGTTTACTTAGATTCGTCTGGTAATCCAGTAGGAGCGGCGGGCCAAGGTTTTGCAATTGCAATGGCGGTCGCATTATAGGAAATAAATATGGCACAAGATTTTAGAAACAGTCTAGTAAGAACAATTGGAACAGGTGATACTACTATCCATACAGGCGGAAATTATGACGCCGTTATAGGTATTAGATGCTGTAATATTTTAACTTCAACAATTAGCATTGATGTTAAAATTGCAAAGGGAGGAGCAGACTACTTTTTAGCTAAAGGAGTCGTGATTCCACCTAACTCAGCTGTCGAATTGATTCAAGGTGGAGCTAAGATTGTTATGGCTAGTGGTGATGTATTAGAAGCAGTAAGTGATACCGCAAGTTCACTTGATGTTACTTGCTCATACATTGATACTATTAGTTCGTAGGAGGAATTATGACGGCAACAATAAATGGAATCCAATATATTGGAGGGCAGTATAGCCCTAATGATTTTATACCTAATCAAGCGGCAACGATTGATGGGACTCAAACTGTAGAGAATGGAGTTCTTGCAGGACCTATTACTTTACCTGGTACAATTATTATAACAGGAACGGTGGTAATAGTTTAATGAGTAGAGTAGAAGTAGATAAAATTCAACAACAATGCGGATCAACTTTAACAGTTGGCGGTGGAGCAGGTAAAACTGTAACTGTAGATTCAACGACAGTAACTATAGGTCGTTGTGGTGGAACAGTTTCACTAGCTTCAGGAGCAACTCAATCAGGTTTTGGCTCTAGTGGTCCCGTTGTAGATTGGCAAACAAGTTCAATTAAAACAGGAGATTTTACAGCAGTAAGCGGTGAAGGATATTTTGTTAATACTACTGCTGGCTCAGTAACTTGTACTTTACCTTCGGGTCCAAGTGCAGGAGATTATTGTGGCTTTATTGATTATGCTAGAACTTGGGATACAAATTATTGTTATCTTGGAAGAAACAGTTCTAAAATTCAAGGAGCTACTGAAGACTGGGTTGGTTATGAAAATGGTCAACAGGTTACTTTACTTTATGTAGATGGGACTCAAGGATGGCTACCTATTAGTGAAAATTTACAATCCTCAGAAAACGTGGATCCATTTGTTGCCGCAACAGGTGGAACAATTACCACTTCAGGAAATTACAAAATTCATACTTTTACAGGACCAGGAACATTTTCAGTTACAAAATTAGCTACTTCGGCCCCCAATAGTGCAGCAGATTATGTAGTCGTTGCAGGTGGTGGAGGCGGCGGTGTTGGAGAAGCTTCCCCAGGAGGTAATAGACGAGGGGGCGGTGGCGCTGGAGGATATAGAGAATCTCCAGGTACAGCTACATGTTATACAGCAAGTCCAAAAGGAGCGGCTCCGGCTGCAGCTATTACTTTAACTGCAACAGATTATCCAATAACAGTGGGTTCTGGTGGTGCTGGAGGATGCGGAGCACAAACAAATGGATGTTCTGGTTCTACTTCAACTTTTTCAACTATTGATTCTGCAGGTGGTGGCGGTGCATCAGTTGCTGGTGGTTCAGGTGGAGGTGGAAATTGGCCTGGCGGTGGAGGTGGATCAGGTAATACTCCCCCAACAAACCCAACTCAAGGAAATAATGGAGGCCCTAATAATTCTGGTTACACTTCAGGTAAAGGCGGTGCTGGTGGCGGCGGTGCAACTGCAGTGGGTGGTGGTAATAATAGTCACAATGGAGGCTCTGGTGGAGCTGGAGCTACTTCAGAAATAACAGGTTCGCCTGTTGCAAGAGCTGGTGGTGGCGGCGGTTCTTCTAATAATTCTGGCGGTTCTGGAGGTACTGGAGGTGGTGGTGCTGGAACAGGTGGCCCTCCTCAAGGTGCTCCATATCAAGCAACAAGTGGAACTGTTAACACAGGTGGTGGTGGCGGTTCGTCATCTAATGACCCTTCAGGTCCAGGACTGCCAGGAGGAGCAGGTGGTTCAGGAATAGTAATTATAAGGTACAAATATCAATAAGGTATGGTAATATAGAATTATGGCATCAACAATAAAAGTAGACAACGTACAAAATCAACCAGGCACTAATATAATTAATAAGTGTTCAACAACAATTACACTTGGACAAAGTGGAGATACAATTTCTCTTGCATCAGGTGCAAGTCAATCAGGTTTTGGTAAAACTGGTACAGTAGATTGGATTACAACAGTTCAAACGGGTACTATTACAGTAGCAGATGGAAAAGGTTATTTTGTTAATACTACTTCAGGAGCAATTACAGCAAACTTACCTGCAGGTTCTGCAGGAAGTATTTGTGCATTTAAAGATTATGCAGGAACTTTTCAGACTAACAAACTAACTATATCACCTAACGGAAGTGAGAAAATTAATAATGTTGCAGCGGATTACGAAGCAACGACAAGAGCATTATCTCTAACTTTAATTTATGTAGATGGAACTCGAGGTTGGATGGATATTCATGATTCTACTGAAGAAGCAACAGGGGGTGAATATATTGCAGCAACAGGTGGTACTATTTCAACTGTTTGTACAAATTATAAAGTTCATACATTTACAGGACCAGGTACTTTTTGTGTTTCAGCAGGAGGTGGCCCTTTAGGAAAAGCAGATTATCTTGTTCTTGCTGGAGGTGGTTCTGGCGGATATAAATATCACAGCGGAGGTGGTGGAGCTGGTGGTTATAGAGAATCAAAATGTTCAACCACTTCAGGATGTTGGACAGCAAGTCCTTTAGCTTCTTCTACTTCTTTAGAAATAAGTCCAGGACCTTATTCAATTGTAGTAGGTGGTGGAGGAGCATGCGTGACATGTGGCACTCCTGGTAAAAATCCTGGTAATAATTCAAGTTTTTCAACAATAACTTCTGCTGGTGGTGGCGGCGGTGGAACTCAAGCTGGGTCTCCAGCAGTCGCGGATGATGGAGGATCAGGCGGAGGAGGTGGTAGTACACCAGTCTCTACGACTTTTGGAGATGGAAATGTTCCTCCCGTTACTCCAGCTCAAGGAAATAATGGTGGCCAATATATTAATAGTGGAAACTATGGTGGAGGCGGCGGCGGTGGCGCTGGATGTGTCGGAGCAAATGCTAGTGGACCAACTGGTGGACATGGTGGAGCAGGAACAGTTTCACATATTACAGCATCGCCTGTTGCAAGAGGCGGCGGCGGTGGCGGTGCTAGTTATAATAGTGGATCGGGTGGAACAGGTGGACCAGGTGGCGGTGGTAATGGAACACCAGGAGGAAGTTGCAATGGAACTCCTGGAACAGCTAATCTTGGCGGTGGAGGTGGCGGAGGTGAAAGAAATGCACCTGCTGATACTGGATGGGGTGGTGGTTCTGGTGTAGTAATAATAAGATATAGATTTCAATAATGAGTGAAGTAAAAGTAAATAAAATTAGTCCAAGAACAAATTGTGGTACAACTACATTAGGAGATAGTGGAGATACTTTCAATATTCCTTGTGGTTCAAAAATTAATGTAGCTTCTGGAGGAAATATTACAGTTGCTTCAGGTGCAACAATAACAAACAATGGAACACAGACAGGTTTTGGTGCATCAGGAGCTGTTAATTGGGACACATCAGTTAAAACATCAACAGTTACAGCAGCAACAGGAAATGGATATTTTGTTAATACAACAGGTGGAGCAGTAACAGTAAATTTACCAGCAGGAGCTGCTGGTTCTATTGTTGCAGTAGCAGATTATACAAGAACTTGGGAAACTAATAATTGTGTAGTTACTCCAAATGGTTCAGAAAAAATAGGTGGGGTAGCTGCGGCAGCTTATTTAATGACTAATGGGCAATCAGCTACTTTTGTTTATGTAGATAGCACAGAAGGATGGATTAACGTTCAAGAAACTTCTGCTTCTGAAACTGGAACAATAGCAGCTTATGTAGCGGCTTCCGGTGGAAATACTACAGCAACAGTCGGAGATTACAAAATTCATACTTTTACAGGTTCAGGTACTTTTACTGTATCCTGTGGAGGAAATTTTTTAGGTTCTAATTCAGTAGATTATTTAGTAATAGCTGGCGGCGGCGGTGCAGCAGGTTATAGAGGTGGTGGAGGTGGAGCTGGAGGTTATAGAGAATCAGTTCCCAGTCCTGCAGCTTGGACAGGAAGTCCTTTAGCCAATCCAGGAGGAGCTTTACCCTTATCGCCTGGACCTTCAAGTATTCCGGTTACAATTGGTGCTGGAGGAGCAGGTTCTAATCCAGGAGGAGCTCAAACTATAGGTGCAGATTCAGTTTTTAGTACAATCACATCAGCAGGAGGAGGTAGATCCCCTGCTGCAGCCTCTCCAACTGATCTTGGAAATGGTGGTTCAGGAGCTGGTTCAGGAGGTAGCACAGCTTGTTCTCAAGGATCAGGAAATACTCCTCCAGTTAGTCCCCCACAAGGAAACGACGGTGGAATTGGTGGTACAAGTAGCGGCGGCGGCGGTGGTGGCGGCGGAGCTGGTGCAGTTGGTGATGATGGTACTCCTGCTAATCCTGGACAAGGTGGTGATGGTGGTGATGGTGTAACTTCTAGTATAGACAATACTCCTACACAAAGAGGAGGAGGCGGTGGATCAGGCGGTGCTGATGCTGCTGGTGGTTCTGGAACTGGAGGTGCTGGAGGAGCTGGTGGTGGCGGTACTGGAGGAACAAAACTTACTTGTAATGCAACAGCAGGAACTGCTAATACTGGTGGTGGCGGCGGTGGCGGCGGTGAAAATAGATGTAATGGACAAGCTGGTGGTAGTGGGCTTGTAATAATAAGGTACAAATTTCAATAATATTTATGTATTTACACAAATTTAAAAACAAGATATAAGGAGAAACATTATGGCACATTTTGCAAAATTAGGAGCAAACGGAAAAGTTATTCAAGTACTAACTCTTGATAATAAAGATATGCAAGATCATGAAGGTAAAGAAGTAGAAGGAATTGGTCAACAATATTTAGAATTACACAACAATTGGCCAGCTCAAATGTGGATTCAAACATCTTACAATACATCACGTAATACACATAGATCTGGTGATAACTCAAAAGCATTAAGAGGAAACTACGCAGGTATAGGTTATGAATGGGATGAAGATAATAATATCTTTTGGCCTAAAAAACCATATCCATCATGGGTAAAAAATACTACAACAGCACAATGGAATTCCCCAATTGGAGCTGAGCCTGCATTAACAGCAGAACAAGCTTCTCAAAATGATGCTAGCACTCACCAATGGGTTTATAACTGGAATGAAGCAGGCCAGTCTTGGGACTTGACAGACAATAAAGCATAAATTAAAAAGGTATGTGGTATGCAAAAGAAAGTATTATCTGAAATAGCATTATATTATGGCGATATAGCAATGCCGAAAGGCTTTGAGATTGATCGTTACAAATTACAAACTGATATTTTAAAAGACCAAATTCTTAAACCTAAAGATTTTCCCTTTTCAAGGAACTGGGATAAATTAAATACATATCTGCGTGAGCATATAAACTTAGACTACGCTTTTACTTTAATTAGTAAAAAAACGTGGGGAAATACCTATAAACCTCAACAAATATCTATTCCTTTATTAAATATAAATCCTGTAGATTTAAGAAATTCTCCTGATTATACGTGTCTTTATGGAGTTAATGTTAAAGATTGTAGTGTTAGAATACATTATGATTCAAACCGAAGAGCGGGACGAAGTTGGGATATACCTTTAGTTAATAATCAATTTATTCTGTTTCCATCAACCTGTATGTATTACATAACCAACAATCAGAAAAATTCTTTAAACTTTATTTTAACTACAACTTATGACTATGTATAAATGAAAATGTACCAACATATTTTAAATGGTTCTATTCATGTAGAAAGAAATTTTTTTGAACAAAAAATTTATGATAAAATGTGTAAAGAAATTCCTAAATTAAAATATATTCCTGGTTATCAACCTGGTTCTATGTATTTTGGAAATCGCTTTCAAGCTTGGCCTGTTAATGAATGTGAATGGAATAAATATAAAAAAATAATATTAAGTAAGTTAGAAAAAATATTAGATTGTAAAATTAAACTATCCGAAGATGGTATTAAAATGAGAAAAATGATTACTGAAGAAATATTAAAATCTAAGGTTGATACTAAATATGCTTTGCTTCATTATGATAATGCTGAATTTGCGGCAGTAATGCCGTTTTACCAAAGCGTTTCAGGGGGAACAGCTTTTTTTGAAAATGAATTAGATAAATATCCAGATATTGAAATTGGCGCTTATCCCAATCGTCTTATTATTTATCACGGTAAAAGACTGCATGCGTCATGTCAAGATTTTACCTTTAAAAATACTTATAAACTTAACATCTTTTTTGATAAAATTTAATATGACTTTTATAGAAGAATATAAAATTGATCCTTTAGTATGTGATGAATTAATCAAGTATCATAAAAATCATACCGAGTATAAAACTAAAGGTGCTGTGGGGGCTGATGGTACCATTAATTTAAAAGAAAAAGACTCAACTGATGTTGCTTTTTTTAACGGATCTACTCATCCAACAATTATGAAATTTTTTAAAAGTCTGGGTGTATGTGTAAATGATTATGTAAAAAAATATTTTTGTAGTCCAAACCATAGGGTTTACACATGTTTAGACAATCTAATCCAACACTATAAAAAAGGGGGAGGTTTTAAAGTTCTTCATTATGAAAGAGCTCATGTTGGTGTAGCTAAACGTCAATTAGTTTATATGTTATATTGTAATACTCTAAAAAATGGAGGAACGGAATTTCCATTGCAAGATAAAATTCTTCAAGCTAAAAAAGGAAAATTAGTTATTTGGCCTACGGATTTTACGCATCCTCATAAAGGAGTAATATCTCATACAGAAGAAAAATATATTGCAACAGGATGGTTTGAACTTATATGAATTTAGCTAATTATTATTGGTTTTTTAAAGGAGCTCTTACTTCACGATTTTGCGATGAAGTAATTAAATATGCTAACTCACAACAAGAAGTCTTAGCTAGAACCGGTGGATACGACAAAGAAAAATTAACCACAGAAGATGTTAAAAATATTCAAAGAAAAAGAAAATCAGATTTAGTATGGTTAAATGATCTTTGGATATACAAAGAATTACATCCTTATGTTCACGAAGCAAATAAACTGGCTGGTTGGAATTTTGATTGGAACAGAAGTGAGTCCTGTCAGTTTACAAAATATAAACACAATCAATATTATGATTGGCACTGTGATAGTTGGGAGAAACCTTATCAAAGAAAAAATAAAGATGATCCTGATAATGGTAAAATTAGAAAACTATCTATGACTTGTCAGTTAACAGATGGTTCAGAATACAAAGGCGGTGAATTAGAATTTGATTTTAGAAACTATGAACCACATATGCGAGATGAATTAAAACACAAAAAACAATGTAAAGAAATATTACCTAAAGGTTCTATTATTGTGTTTCCTTCATTTGTATGGCATAGAGTTAAACCAGTAACATCAGGCACAAGATATAGTCTTGTTGTGTGGCATTTAGGAAAACCATTTAAATAATGTATATAAATAATTATTTTACTACAAGCATTTGGACAGAAGACAAACCAGAGTTTGTTAAATCTTTAAACAAGGCTAGTAATAAATATATAAATGAAGCTAGAAAAAGAAACAAAGAACATATAAAAAAATTTGGAGACTTTGGCATATCACATCACTCCACCCCATTACTAAACGATAATGATTTTAGAGATTTTAGAGATTATATAGGGCTAAAATCTTGGGAATATTTAGATCATCAAGGATATGACATGTCACAATACACAACACTATTTAGTGAGTTATGGGTTCAGGAATTTTCTAAAAAAGGTGGAGGACATCATTCTGCACATATACATTGGAATCAGCATGTATCAGGTTTTTATTTTTTAAAATGTTCGGATAAAACATCTTTTCCAATATTTCACGAACCGAGAACTGGAGCCAGAACTACCAAATTAAAAATGAAACCAGACATTCAAGGTGTTTGGGGTGGTCATGAATTAATAAATATTAGACCTAAACCTGGAACTTTAATTATTTTTCCAGGTTATTTAGAACACGAGTATGCAGTTGATTATGGTAAAGAACCGTTTAGATTTATTCATTGGAATATACAAACTTTACCAAAAGAAATGGCTAAGGATGTTTAAAAAAAATAAATACACAATTATTCGTCACGCAATATCAAAAGATTTAGCAGCTTTTGTTGCAAACTATTTTTTAATGCAAAAACAAGTTTTTGATACTTGTCGAAAAGCAAGATACTTTTCACCCTTTGAAACAATACTGGGTCATTATGAAAACCAAACTGAACAGATACCGGACACTTATTCACACTACTCTGATATTGCTATGGAAACTTTAATGTTAAAATGCCAACCAGTAATGGAAAAAGCTACAGGATTAAAGTTATATCCTGCATATACCTATGCAAGAATTTATAAAAAAGGTGATGTTCTTAAACGACACAAAGACAGATTTAGTTGTGAGATATCTACTACGATGAATCTAGGGGGTGATGAATGGCCTATATATTTAGAGCCATCTGGTAAAGAAGGTATGAAGGGCATTAAAGTAGATTTAAAACCAGGAGATATGTTAGTTTATAAAGGTGTTGAATTAGAACATTGGAGAGAAAAATTTAAAGGTAAAGAATGCGTACAGGTTTTTTTGCATTATAACAATCGTAAAACCCCAGGGGCGAGGGATAATATGTTTGACAAGCGTCCACATTTAGGTCTTCCTAATTGGTTTAAACGATGATATAATTCTTTGATGGAGGCACGGCACCACCACATACCCCGTGTCTCCTTCTAAGGATTATATATGTTATTAGGATTTGACTCTTTTGCGGC